CCCATTACATAATACAAATAGAGCAAAAAGAAAGGGAGGGGTTTCCCTCTCCCATTGGTCAAAGTAGGTCTATTAGTTTGCTATAGTGTTCTTGATGATTCTCGGCATGGTTGTCGGAACGGTTGTTGTAACTGCAACATCATTACAACCAATCATTTTTAACGCGAACGAATCCTTTCTATTTTCCATGTTGCCCTCTGCGTAGATAGAAATGTCACCAAACATCCAGCAGTTATTTAAATTAACTCTCACAGTTTTCGGAGAGATATTACTATTTCCCAGCCCCACGCAGTTAGTATTTTCGTGATAATAGTCCTCATCATGTTTGCCAATAATCGTGTTATTGATATTGATGTTGATTTTATCATTGTCAGTCATGTCATTTGTGTGCATGCTGAATGTCCAATTTCGATCATTATAGAATGAGCAGTTTTCAAATTCGTATAGTCCAGTCCTTGGCAGTCCCGCACCATAGCATTGTTCATATCCGTATGAGCCGTAATGTTTTGAGGCGATTACATTTTTATATTTTCTTTCAACATGTGCAAATTCCGGTCGGTTGCTTGTTTCGTCATGAATAGCATATCTACAATTTGTTGCGCGTATTTCAATGTTTTCGATAGTGCACGAACCAGATACATTTAGCGGAGAGAACAGAATGGCCATGGCATTGCTACCAATAACATTGGCGGGGGGTTCAAATGACAAAACAACTTTTCCCCGACCTACAATTGTGGTGTTATCTGGAACAACGTCCGATACATCGCGCCAATTAAGCTGTGATGGATTTGTTATTGATTGAATGTATGCCGCACCACCCATTTCGTTATAAATATCATATGTCCCCTCTTCTACATATACAATCTTTTCGTTTTTGTTATCTTTTAACGCTCTCAGCATCTGCGTGAATGTCTGAAAATCTCCATTGATTCCGACTGTGTATGTTTCCGTTTTTGTATTCAACCATGAAATTTTTACGGGCTGAATTAACCACTTGTTTCCTAACGTGTAAAACTCTCTCACAGCCGCATAGTATGCGCCATTTGTGAATCCGGTCGACCTGAAATGATCCATGCTGTAACCGCTTATGAACCGACCATATTTGTCAAATTCCATATAACTAATGGCATCTGTAATATCGTCGGCATCAGCAATAATGTTATATAGCAGTCTCCCGCTATCGTCCCTGATTCTGAACGGTTTTGATGTCCTTCCAGCTTGGGACGGAAAAAGTCGGTACTGGAAATTATCTACGGTATCTCCCGCTTTGCATGTGTCAGCGTAAAAACCGTAATTCCCCAGCCATTCCAGATTTGCACCAAGGTCTTCACCCGTGAATTGCGCACTATTATTACCAATCAGATTTGTGTTTTCTCGGATGTTCATATAGGCAGATACTTCCACATTGTATGCCCTGTTGTTATTGGCTCTATTTACAGTGATTGTTTCGCCCACATTCGCGCTTGCCGGGTATAGAGTGTTTAGTCCAGCGCTTCCAACAGCGGCATTATCATCCACATATTTTAGGCCATACAGATTTTCGCATTGGATTCCGAAATATAAATCCACATCGCTTGTTGGGATGCTTACATCCAGATAGCGGGAGTTGTCCATGTTTAGATGTTCAAATTTGTATTTAACCGTGAATGAATCGGTTCCCGCTTTTTCAAAAATATACAGTGTAACCACATGTGAGGATGTCGAACTATTGACGATTCTGAATCCTGCATGGGTGCATCCCTTGGGGATTACGGGATAGCCATATCCAATTGTCGGAAAATAAATCGCATCTGTAAGCGTTGCTCCTACGGGGTACAACGAATCATCACTATTACATTTATAAACAAATTCCTTATTAGCGTTTTGTTCGAGTTCTTCTTCGAGTTTCTGATTATTATATACTTTCATTGTTAGGTCAGTATAATCCGCTGGAATAGAATCAATTGTTCTTTCGGCAATTTGATTCGATTCGACAGCAAATTCTTGAAGAGCATCTCGTAGCTGAGTTTCTATATCTTCGGAATGGGTATCATACCACTGTTGCAGGAGTGTTTCTAATTCTTCTGCCTTGTTATTGAGATTAGTCAAACCCGTATTAATAGTGCCTTGAATGTTTGTGTACTGATCAAGAAAATCTTTGGCAATCTTGACAATCCAGTCCATATTGAGGTCGTGGAAATTGCTATAGGGGAAGTTTTCTCCAAATGCTCCGGGCACGTTTCATCCCTCCTTAGTAAATCAGAATGCAGAATCGCATTTTGAAGTCCTCAATGATTATATCATAAATGTTAAAGAGGTCAATATCCCTCTGTTCCCGGATGAGCTTCTGAGTGGTGGTCACGCCAATATTGCCGTGTGCATGAAGTTCGTGTTCTCCATCATTTTCCGTGGAGATTTTCTCGCCATGTGTTACTGAACCAGAACGGTTGACGGTCTGTCCATGAGTAATGGTTTCATTAACGTTTTCTGTCTTGCCGTATGTGGTTTCATCTTTATTGGTTTCGGTCTTTCCGAAGGTGGTGGTTTCGCTGGTGTCCGTGTCAGTGGTCTTTCCGAAGGTTGTGGTTTCGCTGGTGTCCGTGTCTACGGTTTTCCCAAAGGTGGTGGTGGTGCTACCAGTACCAGTTTCAGTTTTTCCATACTGCGTGGTTGTGGTAGAATCATCTTGATCTCTGCTCTGTTTAACCAGTCCATCATCAGGAGGTGTAGCGACAGCATCAAATCCCGCAATCCAATGTCCTTTGGTATCGGCCCCTGTCACAACATCAGAGCCTCCATTGGTAAGCTGGCTGGTGCTGGCCTGTGTTTCGGTTCCACCGTCTTCACTGTTACTGGTTCCGGTTCTGCTTTCAGTACCACCGTCTTCACTGGTGCTGGTTCCGGTTCTTCCTTCTGTGCCACCTTCTCTGCGTGTCATGTCCAGAGTGTCTTTCCCTCCGGTTGTGAGTGCTTCGGTGCGTCCGGTTGTACCTCCGTGGGTTTCGGTATCGGTACTGGTGTCGGTTCCGCTGTGGGTGGTGCTACCTGTACCACTGTCGGAACCTGTTTCATAACGATTATAGTTTTCGATTGGATTGTAATCATATTGGGTTGTGGCATAGAGGCGATTCCAGATGTCAATCTGCTTCGCGCTCCAGACACCTACCAGATTCTTAAACACTATGGGGTTGGGATAAAGCACTTCAAGCTCTGCGGTTTCAGCAAGAAGGTTTTGTATGAGTGTCTCCTTGTCAAGGGCTGATGGAATCTGCATGAGGTCAAACACTGTGGGGTCCCAGTTATACAGGCCGAGGGGTGACAGATTAACGGCTCTTGCCATAGTAGCTCTCTCCTTCCGCAGTATTCGTAACGATCATCTTGTCCGGGTCATGTCTCCAATCTACTGATACAGAAGTGCCAAACATGGAGTTGGTTTCATCAGCAGATTTCTTCAACTGCTCAAGCCACAGTTCACAGCGTGTGATGGTTTCAATGTTATTTGCGTTTACTTCATCAGTGATAAGCCTTTCCCGCTTATCTGTATTGGCATTCGGGATACCAATGTCAGTATCAAACATGGCTTCGACTTTGCGCATATCGGAAAGCACTTTGTCTACAATATAGTTCTGACCAATGTTCTGCTGGAAGGTGTTCCAGACTTGCGTGCCGTCTTCCTTGAATAGCTGTTTATCAACAACCACACAAGGCTCGCCACCCGCAACCTTATCAAAGAGCTTCTTATAAGTCTCTGCCGTGGGCCTATCTTTAGCTGGGAACACAAAGGACAGGTGAGAGTTGAGAAGGTTTACAGAAGCGGTTTCAGCACAGAGAGCCATCATGTCAGCGTAATAATTTACAAGGTCATTGATGCCTCCCCAATCAGGTTGGAGTTTGAAGACAGAGCATTCTAATCCAATGCGGGGTTGAAGCGAACCTTTTAGAAGAGGGTTCGTGATAATGAGGTTTGTCGGCTGATAATAGATATCATAGCCATACGGCACGCCAGCCTGACAGATAACGCCAAAGCGGTCTGTTTCAACAACTCCAATATATCCCCACGCATAGAGGACATAGAGAAAATAGTCTCTGTTCCATGTGTCGGGTAGTTTCCATTCAAAAACCGATATGGCCTTCTGAAAAAGATAGCGTCTAAAGAATCTCTGCAGTGCGGTATTTTTAACGTGTACCGTGGACGGGCTGAATGAGGAGTTGTACATATTGATATAATCATATGTTTCGGGCACTCCATATCCTATATCTTTCGCCACTGTTTTCCCTCCTTTAATTTCTTTCGAGTGATATAGTAGAATAACCATGCGGGAAGATAATCTTCTCCATCCGGGTCAACGGGCTGTGGGTGTTCCGGGTCAAACGGTGGTTCGCTGGTGTCTGCAGGAAGAGGTTCTAGGAATTGCTCTGGCGGTATTAGCTCTGGAGCATCTGGGCCTGTGAACCAATCATACCATAGGCGCGCATTAGCTGGTCGGAATCCGGGGCCACCCTTATTGCGCTCAACGCCATATGTCCAGACGGATGCACAACTTTCGGGGGTCATCGTGCTTGTGGGGTAATTGGCATAAGTCCATGTGGTTCCCTCCCAGTTGACGGGTTTGAAAAAGTCTGTAGACTGGTGTCCAATGTCCCACTGCCATTCCCCTCTGATGCGGTATAGCTGTGTCCACCCATCGTACCAGTTAATGTTATTGGACATGGCATAGTTGACAAGTTTTTGTCCCGGTACTCCGTTTCGAGTTGAATAACCATCCCACTGTATGAGGCCAATAGCGTATTCCTTGCGCGTATCTCCAAAGTATTGCATGTAGAAGTTGATCATCACACTGTTAGGAACATCGGTTAGCTCATCTGCTCCGTTTGGCAGTTTGTTGCGGTTGGTGGCCTGAATGAATGCGGGATTGATGGTTGATTCGCCCTGCATACATCCCAACATCCCACAAATGGCCTCAAGCGTCCATCCTTCATTGATGAAAAAAGAGCGAATGATGTTCGCATTTTCCTGCTGTTGAATGCTGGTGCTTGCGCTCCAGTTTCCCGCAATGCGGGTGGTGGACATCCAGAATCCATTGACTAATGTAAGTTCCATGTCATCACTCCCAGAAAAAGCCGCTCAGCATGAAATTCTGAATCCTGTTTTTCTCTTCCGTGAATGCCCCAGCAAAATCTACGTGCGCATCTCCACATTTGATGAAGCCGGGCAGGGTGTTAATGACGCGCACTTCACACAGCGGTCGGCCCATCTCCGTGTTGTCCTCGTTTACAAGTTTTGTGAATTTTGAAGTGATAGACGCGAAAGCACCAGACAGAACATTAAAAGCAATGAATGAACCATCAACACCGTCCGATACTGCCGTTGGCATTGCGGCTTCAAGCGCGTTTCCGATACTGCCGATGGTCATCAAACCCCCAGTAATCGCACCGGGGATATTTCCCATGAGTGCGCTCCCGACTGTAGACAATGCGCTGGTTGCAACGTTGACAAGTGCGGAGGTTCCTTTAACATAGTCGGTTGTGATTTGCGCTAATTGAATCGGAACACCAAACATGGCCGTTCTTTGACAGAAAATTCCGCTTTCCCCTGCTATTGGGTCGTTTCGGCGCACTTCCAGAATGGCCTTACCAGTTATGCCATCGACTATTGCGGTAAATCTAATCTGTCTTTCAGCATTCATATATGATGGGTCGAGCATGAAGTAGCCGAACGGGGGAATTGCGCATAAATATGTTGTATACGGAGAATAATTTAGAAAGTCCCCACGATCTATCGATTCCGGGTGAATGGGTAGTGTGACATTGAACCATTCATTATAAGTAACTCCTCCACCACTAATCGGTTTTCCCACTCCAATGGTTGCCCAAGGCCCAACCTGTATATTTATGTCATTTGCTTCGGTGAAATACGAAACGGGTGCGGGAAACCACATACAAGATGTGATGTATTGAATCGGATTGACAAGGCACTTTGCCAAATCCCTGCTAACTTGCATGTTGTTCTGAAATCCCGCATCATTGTAAAACTGGTCATTGAGCATGTAAGTCAGTAAGTTGTTGATCTGCGTCTGGGTCAGAGCATAATACTGAACAGCGCCACCCGCATTCGTTGCCGCCGTTTTCGAGATAATGCCGATAATATAAGTGCCGTTCTCAATATGCCAACTCGTCCACGGGCAGTTAGTTAGCCGGGTTTCCACGATGCTATAGTCATCCTTTGCCGGGTACAGCTTGTCAATGATTTTCCCGTTTGATGTAGACGCGCATCTCTCAATGTAAGCACTGCTCTCTCCAATGGCCTCTTTATACGATGCCAGCACATCGCAGGACATTGATGCCGTCCACAGTCCCGTGTTCCATGTCCAATCATTCACAAAATAGTAACGATGGAAAGCGGGGATGTACGCATATGCCCATGCGGTCGGTGCTTCATTGCGGTCAGGGGTAGAGGGCGTTGTCTGGAAACTAATCACGGGATTCAGAATACTGCACGGCTCTTTCAAAGTCCCGGTAATGCTGTACGGCAGATATGCCGAAGGGTCATCCGGGTCTTCTTCCGGTATCCGGGTGCTATTGATTCGCTTCTTGAAATTTGCGTAGAATATAACGTTCACTGTTCCACCTCCAGAAAAGGCGGGGCAGTATTAAACCACCCCGCCGAGATTTGATTAGTCGAGCAGGAACACAACACCCTTTTCGGTGTTATCGCTGAAGCACCTGAGCCTCATGTGATACCACATGTTTCGATACTCGCCACGGGCATTCACGGGAGTGGGAATCACTTTCTCGTGAATCATTGCCCAGCCCATAGCGTCTTCATCGAACAGCAGGGCGAATACGCCAGTCTTGCTAACAGCGGCCCCGGTGGTGGCAACACCGGAAGTATTCGTATACGTGGGAGTCACCATAACCTTGTCTGGGGTATCAATCCCCTGCCAGAAATTAATGGTTTCCACATCAGCATACTTGAGATAGTTGTCATGGAAAGTATCAGCAAGCACTCGCGCATCAAGCTGGTAACGATCCTGCCCCAGCATGTACATTTTCTGCTTGTTGTAGGGAGTGTGGCGCGGAACAGGCTTTCCAGTGATAGTAGTCTGATAGCGCGTGGACATTTCACGGAACAGAGAAGCGACAGAAGCAATCCTGCTATACACCCACTTCATGAAGGGGCCATAGTTATCAGGCTGATAGACAGTGGTCGCGGTCAGGCTCAGTCCAGTCAGCGCATTGTATTCGGTCAGCAGATGGATGTTCCGGGTGGCATTGTTCTCCGCAATCAGGCCACCAATGAAGTTGGCAACCAGTCCACGAGACATGTTCTCTTTCGCAAGCTCTACCTTGTTGCTCATGTCGGTAGTGATCATTGCAAGAAACTGGCCAAATTCAGAGCTATTCTGGAAAGCGGTTTCAAGCTGGTCTTCAAAGACTGTGTAGTGGTCAGAGAACACAGACTGCCCAAGGAAATTGGTCTGCACAAAGTCGCGCTTGTTGATGATCCAATGATCAACGGACAGCCCATTGCCTGTGGGGTTTCCAGTCTGCGAAGCATCAAACGCGACCGGATACCTGTAGGCGTCATCATCTTTCCAGTCAGAAGCAACGATGTTGAATTTGCGCATGTACGCGCCCCACTGGGGGAGGTCTTTTTCAAGGCCACGCATAGAAGCGGAGTAGGGGCGAATAGCAAAGATGGTTCTCGCCAGCACATTGCTCAACGTGTTGAAGATAACATCCTTGCCCAGCGTCAGGGCGGTCTGCGCGACAGAGATAAAATCTGCCTCCGTGTTAATGACTGCGCTTCTGCCAGTCGCTTGTTTGACAAGGTCATTAAGCACCGCACTGCTCTGCTGAAAAGTGAGAGTATTTACACTCATTTCTTAACATCCTCCTTCTGGTCATCGGAGCCATTTTTCGCAAGCTCCTTGAGAATCAATTTCAAAGTCTTTTCAATCAGCATCATGGTGGTATTGAGATTCCGCATCTCACAAACGAGGTCGAACATACTTAACTCCTTTCCTTAAAAGTGGGTCTGATAATCTCTGCAAGCATATCCTCTGCGGTCGGTTCCTGTTTAGCACCACCCGGAATGACGCTATGGGCAATCGCATTGGCCTGTACCGCGCTAGTCAGTTTCGCAATGCTCTGCATCAGGTCAGACATGGACGGCTGCGCATTATCCGGTTCGGGTTCCGGTGTGGGTTCGGGTGTGGGTGCGGGTTCGGGTGCGGGTGTGGGTACAGGTTCCGGTGCTGGTGTAGGTGCGGGTTCGGGTGCAGAGAGCATCTTGCTGATGTCCTCTTTCGTGAAACCGGCATTGACCAGCGCCATAATTTCCGACAGAATCATTGTTTAACCTCCTTCAAATATTGTGATATGGTTACCAGTGCTTTTAGACAATCCGCATCGCCGCTATCATCCTCCCTTATTGTCCTGATTGCGCGGAGGGCGGCGGCCTCCAGTTCGGTGCTGGTGCTGATGCCGATATCCACATCATAACTGATCATGTCCAACAGGCCAATGTGCGTGAATTGGTTCAGCCCGCGGAGTTGGACTCCACCTGTCGGCTGTGAATCCATTACGGGATTCGGGCTTGCCCCAATGTAGAGGCCCACATGTGAGGCGTTGCCCAGATTATCATGGTATCCCCGCTCAGCCTCCCCTCCGTCATGCTTGACTATGAAAACCAGGGCGCCAACAGGAATCTTTCCGAATCGGTTTTTGCACTCCGTGATGGAGCCACGCCATGAAAGGTGGTTGCGGTACATGGAATTGGAGCCTTTCCAATTATAGGGGGTTCCGTCAGGTTTCCGCACTCCAGCATCTTTCAGCACAAGCTCTACAAATGATTGGCAATCGTGCTGGCTGTATGGAATGCCAGTGTAATTCCCTTTGAGGGCTTGCTGTGCAATACTGTATCCAGTGATCATTTCTCCTCCATCTTGTCCAGCAACTTCTGAATGACAAGCGTGTTATTGTTAATCGCTTCGGTTACTGTTCTCTCCTGATCTGTGATGGAAGTGGCAAAAGATATCTTGAGGTCGGTAATTGTGTTTGACAGCTTCTCCGATTCTTCCCGGTGCGCCTTCTGCTCATTCTGGAGCATCACAAACATCGCAATCGCCACTGCAATCGGAAAACCAACTGACTGAATGATGGTAAGAATGTCCTGCACTGGATTCACCTCCTATTAAAAGCGGTGAGTACCCATTATGTCTGTGCGGAGACTTGCCCACCCTTCCGAGGTTTGCACTGGGCTGGATACTCACCTACTTATATTATAAGGATTTAATATTTGCTGTCAAGTGGTTTTCCAGTATTTTATAAAGAGCTTCTCTGCAAGTATATCCTCAAAATCAATCTTTCCACTAATGTACATATCCCATTGTGCGCGATATATTCTCTGATAGTGTATGATATCGGTATCGGAGAGAGTGAATACCTGATTGAACACTCCAGAATAATGGGTGGTGGCATACAGCCAGTTGCTTGACTTGTGGCGGTAGATGCACAACTCGCCAATCTGGCAGACAGGCAGATACTCATTCAACGGTCTGGGCCTCACATGTGAGCGGTCAATATCAAACGCATTATCCAATGCCATTTCCGCAAATTCGGTTCCTGCTGTTAGATTATATAGCACTGTTCCACCCTTCGCATTACTGATAGGTGAACGATGGAGCATGATCAACTGGATTCCTCGTTTGTCATCCGTCCACCTCTCAACACGTGTTTTCTGCATCCGGTCTGCAATGCGGATAAGTCCCAACTTTTCAAACAGGGGATTAGCAACATCGTTAGCGTTTGCCAGACAAAGCAGTTGAATGGGGGCGATACCTTTCAATTCCCGGTTTCGGTTCATGGTTTCATAGGCATTGAACAGCGCATCGGCCTCGTGTTTTAGAGGGCGTTCATGAGATTCTGGAATAAATTCATCAAATATGATTAACGAAATATCTGAGGCATCGAAACCTCGCATATTTGAAATGGTTGACAATGCACAAGTGTAGCCAACTACCTTCTCTTCTCCGTCAATTGGTTCGTAGAACATTGCATTGTATTTGCTGATACTCTTTACTCTGACATCTATCTGTAAATCTTCATTCAGCGGCTTGAAAACTGAAAATTCAGGTTTGCTGATTATGTCGGCTTGCGTCTGCGTCCTCCGCATCAGCATGAAGCGCCGTCCAGATTCCCTTGCTATCTTAAGGGCTGTATATGTCTTTCCCGTTCCACGGCCTCCAACGATAAAATTGAAAGGATACCCCTCACAGAGTATCCCTTCAATATTCACCCACCCGGCCTTGTCATAGATTTTCATCAGGCGATACTACAGGTGAGATAGTCGCGTCCGTTGCGGCTCCGCGCACTGCCCACCAGATAGCGGGTGGGGGGCACTTCGCCACTTTCTTCAAAGATGGTCAGGATATCCGTGAAATTGCGGATGAAGGTCGCGCTGTTGGTGGCATAGCGAACACCCTGCACCGTTTCCACAGCAAGCACTTTCATGATTTCGCCGTGGATATCGGCATCCGTGTACAGCACGTATTTCGCAATCTCGATGGTCTCGCCCTTGGCATCTGCCATCTTGCGAACATCATTTCCCTTGGTCAGTGCGAACAGGTCAGCGGCAGTCAGTCCTTCGGTCTTCTTGATGATTTCCATGTTTGAGTTCCTCCTCATGTTTTTGTGTCGGGTTTCAACCCTTAATAATTATATCACACAATGTACGGATTGTAAAGATAACTTTTTGCGAATTTGATGATTTTCTTGTAGTCCCCTGTGATTCCAAGCGTATACTCTGAGGGGAGAATGGCAACGTTGGAAGTAATCGGTATATTATGCCCGTCAATCGTGTATTCCTTTATATCCGGGTCATCATTGTACACTGCCTGTGTGCCGCCAGCATCCCGGAAAACAAAACCCTCGGTAAAGGCTTCAAGGCCGCCGTGGGCATCAAGCTCTGCGCCACCCTTTGCCTTATTCACACCCGCTATCGTGCAATGGGTTCCTTCTCCCTCTCTGACAACATAAGCGTATTTTTTCGCGCCCAGCGTTTTGAAATAGCGGTAGGCGAATCCGGTATCCGCGCAATCCTCATTTTCAAATACGCCCATGTAATGGGTCACCCCTGCCGGGTCAGTTGCATATGCTCCAGACTTTAAGCACTCATCGACTTTTTCTTTGTTGTATACAGTCCAATCAACATCCCCAGTATATTTAACGCTATCGGTATCGCAGTAAATAAATTCTGCACCCTCCGTATCATGTACCAGCCTGATACCGCGCTCTAATTCTGCTCTGCTGTGGGCGGTCACCCATACGCCCCATTGATAGGCTAAAAATGCCTTTTTATTGTTTTTCTCCAAAATTTCCGTTTGCTTCTCTCTTATTACCGCCTTCAACTTCTCATCATCCCAGCACTCATCCTCTGCCCGTTTGCGAATTATGGATTCATCCGTGTCAAAATCGCCAACCTGTTTGAAAATCTGGAGAAATTTCACGGGGTCTTGCGCCATCATTCCATACAGAGAATTAAGAAGAGCTTTCGATTTATCGTATTGAACCTCTTTCCCCTTCACCCCCTTTAACTCCGTTTTATCTTTGTAATATGAAATCACTTCATCAATCAGCGCACGAGGAAGAGGCCCATATGAGGCATACCAGCCATCCAAAAACTTTACTGTGCAGTGATATTCCTGCTGGATGATTCGGAGGTCAATATCCGTTACGGTGGTTTCCACATATTCGGCTTCCAATATTCTCCCGTTATCCACAGTTTCCACAGACTTATGCACATTCCGACATTTGTCTGTAGATAAATATGGACATCCCCAAAATGGGTCTTTCAGTCTCAGGTTTTCAAGGCCAATTCGGAGAAGTAGCGCCTTGTGGCGAATCGTGACACATCGCGCTATATAATCCTCGTTTAAATCAGACGGCATTATGGGCGTGAACACACTCATGGGGTATTCGCAGTTGCACATCACGGCAGGATATGAGCTTGAACGGTCAGCCGAATGTACATTCTCAATGAGGTCATCAGCGAAATAACGATTCGAATGTGTGTTTCCTCCGCGAAATGCGTCTTTCAGAGCCAAATACAACTTAATATCTGGAGCAATGTAATAGACAAAGCCGTGATGCACTTTTCCACGCCTTAAAGCGCGTTTAGCATTTCGCCTCACATATCCGGTAGAGGTGAGGGGAATGGTCTGGAGGTTGTCCCCATCACGGGCCATCTGCAGATTAACAGCCTCCACAAGCCCCTGCACATCGTGGACGCAATAGGCAAGCTCTGAGTCAGATAGGGGGGTCCACGGAAAACGCTTTTTGCTATAATCGAAGTCTACACCAGATAATTTCTGGTGCTTACAGCCCATCTTTTCCGTAAACTGGGCAAGAGACATATTTGTCAATTTGTAACTGCATCTAAATTCAAATACACCCCACATATCGCATTTTACCACCTTCCGAGATGCGACTGCGAAAACCTCATCAGGGGTGAAGTTGTAGATACCTTTCAGAAATTGAAACTCATAAGAGAGATTATGGACATACACCACAAGCCATTTATCATCAGGAAGGGCCTTGCGAATCCTATCTTGCGTGGAAAGAAAATCCCCCCATGTCCTGCCAATAACTGTGATATCCTCTCCAATTTGCCATTGCCAGATGTACATGACTGATTGCGTTATTTCATCTATTAGCGTTGTCTCAATGTCAAAAGCTGTTGTTATGCCGATATAGTGCCTTTTCTTACCCCCAGGGTTACCCCTTCGGTTTTTCAAAACGGGCACATTTCGAAAATATTCTTCTGGCGCAAAATCCGCACATTCTACCACCATTAGATCAGCCCCATTTTTCTATAACTTTATCCAGATCGTATCCACGCAATTCTGGTATTTCCTGCAAATTATCCAAATGCCTCAACATGGTGCCGAGATTATCCAGAAACTTCTGTTGTGCCGATTCATCAAGCTCCATCATGAGATCAGCCGCTTCTACGGCCTTATCAGAGCCATATACGATTTTATCCTTCCGCATGCGCTCCAGCACTCTGATAACGTCAGCATAGTTAGAAGCGTTCAGATTCAAGCCCTGCTTCTGCCATGTGGCAATGGTTTTCTGCATGATTTCCCTTTGACCACTAACTCTACTGCTTTTCGCTGATACGAATTTGGAGAGCTCTGAAAGCGCTTTGGCAAAATTCTCTGGAGAGATATCACGAATTTTTGCAAAGCCCCTTGCGTGGGCGCGATAGGCGGCGCTTTCCTTAAATTCCGATTTGGCAAGACGTGCGAGGCGTTTTTGCGCTATATCGCGCATTTTGGTGTACAGCTTGCGCATATCGCGGGGGTTGTCTCTGATCATGGCCTTGGCCTGATCAACGCTGATTCCTGCCATTATTCGCACCTCGTTTCGGCCTCTTGCCTGTCCATCTCTGCCGCTTGTGCGTCCAGGCTGTCCAGATTGTCCAGCAATGTTTCGATTGCCATTGTCACCAGTGCTGAACGATTGTAGGGGTTTTTCTGCATGAGACTGTCAAGGCGTTCATACAGGGGGATGGGGATAGATACGGAGAGAATCTGTCGGTCGCCTTTGCGGGTTTTTTCCGGGTTCTTCATTTGTTGCTACCTCCTAATTTTATGATAGGTTCCCGGTTAATAATACCACAGAAAAGGGAGGCGGTCAAGCCTCCTCCCATAATTGCACAGCCTCTTCTCCTTCCAATATTTCAATATACAGACAACCATACGCGCCTATATACTCCCATCCACAGATAAACCGTTCTTTACCGTGGCAATCTTCATAAAAGTATGGATAACTGAGGCTTTCCACTGTATCCAGATATACGCGCATGTTGCCCCTATTGTAGTAAGCGCGGCCTCTCTGATCATAGAATATGCGCTTAACGCGACCACACTTTTTCAGCTTGAAGGGGTACAGCTTTTCATCCCTGCATTTGATAACCAGCATGTCAATATCCTCTCTTTCTCCTGTAACTGGTACAGGCTACGAGAGGCGACTTGCGCCTCCCGGGTGTCTGTATCAGCACTTAAGAGTTTTCCCTGTACCAGCGATTGCCTTTACATCATAGTAACTATATCGCGGGCAGTATTCGGACAGGAAAGCGGAAATATGCTTGCGTGTGGTAGCTGAATATAGCCCCGTGCACTCTAATTTCCCATCCTTCATAATGATGACATCCGTGGCATAGCTTTGCAGGATAACCATATTGCACCCAATGTCCCGGTAGTCACGAACCTTTGCTTGCGCGTACGGCATTTTCGAAAGCTTCTTTTCCATGTTCTAAACCTTCTTTCTCCTGTAACTGGTACAGGCTACGAGAGGCGACTTGCGCCTCCCGGGTGTCTGTATCAGCTTCAATCATCACTTATTGTGAGAGGGGCCGCATAGCTGGATACCAGCTTATACTTGCCGCATCTGAATTCGCGATTGCCCGTGTCCGGATTCCACCTTTCGAACCATACATGTATAATGTTCGGTTCTTCTTCCCCTTCTTTGTATTCAGCCCCTTCATCAAGCTTTGCACTCTGTTCAGGGCCGAATTGATCATTATAAGTCACGCGATTCTCAAATCTGTAGTGCATCCCTTCACACTTTGCAATCTCGCTAAAGTCCTCCGATGTCTTTCCGCACAGTTCGCAACGGTACATAGTTTTCATTTGATATCCCCTCCTGCCCGTGTGGTGGGCCTCCCGTGTTCTTGGTGAAGTGGTGTCCTTCACTGTCTGTATTGTATCATAAAGTTATTAAATACACCATTGCAAAAACGACATTTTATATTGTAAATTTAACACAATTATTAAACGGGGGAAATTGACAGTTATTTCCTGCTATTATGTAATGGG